CGCCTAGCTGCTGCCGATCTCGCGGCTACTACGCTTACAACTATCTATTCTCCCCCCGTTGGTCGCAAGGCTACGGTCAGTATCAACGTTTGTAACCGTACCGCAGCGCCGATCTCGGTGAGAGTAGCTCATTGCGCTACTCCGACTGTTGCGGGAGTTACTATTGCGGACTATCAGGAGTACGACACGGTAGTCCTTGCTAATAACGTGCTCCTGATTACCGGAGAGCCGGTGGCATCGGGGAACTGTATTGGAGCCTACGCCGCCGCCGTGGGGGTATCAGTGGTGCTATACGGCATTGAGGAGGACATCTAATGGCCCGCTTTAATCCAGTTCCGGCGGCAAGTGGCGGCGGCGGCGGCTTGGCCGCTAGCGTTGCTATGTGCTTCCCCGCATCCCGGACGTACACCATACCCTTGGCGGGTATGTATCGCATCAGTGCTCTTGGTGGAGGCGGGTGGGGTGGTGGCGGGTCGGGTGGCGGCGGTACCGCCGCAGGAGGCGGCGGTGGCGGAGGCTTTTGCGAGACCGTAGTAGACCTGCTTATCGGTACGGTACTCACTCTAACGGTCGGCGCGGGCGGAGCTACAGTCGGCTCAGCTGGCGTGGCCGTAACTGGTACGCCGGGAGGCGCTACATCGGTAAGCGGCGCGGGTATGACTACTATAACTGCGGGAGGTGGTCAAGGCGGCGTGGCTAGTAATAGCGTCACGGCTGCGGGTGGGGCGGGAGGTACCGCTGTCGGAGGGCTTAATTGTAATTTCGCGGGAGGTGCCGGCGGCGCCGCTACTTGGTCAAGTGGCGGCGTGAATTCGGGCGGTGGCGGCGCGTCGGGCAGTCCTTTCGGTATAGGCGGCGCGGGGGGAGCAGCGTCGGTCGTTACTCCAGGACTAGGATTCGGCGGTGGCGGAGCCGTGGGCGGCTATAAGGGAGGGGACGCAACGGGTACTGCTAGCAGCGGAGGCGGCGGAGCAGGTACGGGTGGACCTGGGGCCGAAGTTGCTAGTTTAGCAACTAACGTAGGCGGTATAAATGCCCTGGGCAGGGCGTCTATAGTTAGCGCGGATGGAACTACTCGCAGCGCCAGCGTAACCCCCACGAATAACATCATAGTAGCTGGGTTTGATAGTCTCAACGATCCATTCAGAGCACTTACTGGCGGCGGCGGCCAGGCGACGGGGGTTGGTTCCGTAATACCTGGGGGTTCTGGAGCGGGGTCGGGCGGCGGCGGCACGTCTGCGAGCGCTACTCTAGTGGGGAGTATCTGCGGCGGTATGGGCGGGTATTCAATAGCCGCCGCCGGCATAACTGGCGCTTCGGCGCAAGTTGGCGGAGGCAGCGGAGGGGCGAGCACAGGATCCAATGGCTCTACAGCCACTCCCGGCAAAGGCGGTGGCGGACTAGTCACCATAGAGAGGATAGGATAATGGCCAAACCTACTAACACCGGCGCAGGTACGCTTGTCGTACCTATGGTGGACTTTAATATTTGGCTTCAGACTTACTATCTGAAGCCTCCCGAGGGCACGTTCGTATCTTGGGGTAAGGTAAAGGTCAAGGGTACCGACGAGTTGGAAGCTCAGTACACCCTCTCCACCGTAGCTCCTCCGGCACCGCCCGCATGAAAGACGTAGAGATCGACTCTCAAGACCTCATCGAGGCGATCTCGTCTCAGCGCGAAGCAGCCCTGAACGAGATCGCTCGTATGAGTGCCATTATTCGGGCACTGGGCCGGGAAGTCGATCGCCTGTCCGTCGCCACATCTGGTTCGGGTGGCGGACATCAGGATCCTGGTTGACGTAGCTGGGTCCAGGTTCGCAAGCCAGGCGCGCTATCTCTAGTTCAATGTACTTCTCCAGGAAGTGCTGAGCTTTGAGTAGATCGTCGAGGCCACCCTTCTTCTTCCAGCGAGTGATGTACTTGGTAATCTGCCCCTGGAAGTAGTCGAAGTCCTGAGAGGCGGCGAAGTCCCAATGCTGAATCTCCGCTGCGTAGTGCTTCCCACCTACCTGTCTAGTGTTTGACGTCATTTGTGCTCTCCGGTATGAATGACTTAATCTCCACCCACTCGTTATTACACAGTACTAGCCAGAGTTGGTGAGCAGCGCTCCAGTCTTTCAGGCTCCCCTCTAGTAGGGCAAGTACGTAGGTGATCCCGTTAGCCAGTATAGGCTGAAACGGATCGTTACCAAACGCTATCTCCTCCACTGCCTTAAAGCAGAGATCCATCGTATCCGCGAACTTCAGTAGATCGCGGTGTAAGGGATCCAGCGTAGTGTCGTCCAGACACGCTGCCGCCTCGATCTCCTGCTCCGCCCCCTCTACAGCCTTTGCTATGGCCGGGAATCGCCACTTGGCGGTAGCAGGTATGTCTCCCGTTATCAACTCGGCGGCGTCGTGGTGAAGAGCGTGGCGGACTAGGTACAACGGGGGCGTATCGTCGAACAGGTAGAATAGTATGGCCATTACGTTGCACGTATGATGACCGACAGTCTCCTCCCGCGCTACATGGCCAACCGTATGGTACCGACGTACCAGGAAGGCTTCGCGCAGGAAGCCTATGTGGGCTTTCTTATCCTTCATTTAGTCTCCGCTCCATCCATTGCATACATGCCCTTCCCCAGTCGTCGTCGTACACTTCTTCAAGATATGAGAAGATTACGCTCCAGGTACGATCTCCCCGATATTCCTCCCAAGCCTTTAGCATGGGTACGGCGTTTCGGTTGAGGATACGATCTTGGTACGTACCTTTGAGACCCTCCTTCACGAACCTACGTGCTTCCTCTAGTCCCAAGTTATTGGGGCAGAAGAGCCAATTCTTGTACTCGCGGTTACGATACCATCTATCGGGGGCGGGGGCATACTTATCCTCCCAACCCTCGTATATGTGAAGGTTATTCGTAAACTGAAAGAGTGAGCCGGTCTCCATTTCTAACGCTCCAGCTAGGTACTCCTGAAGAATAGAGAGGTGTACGATATTCGCCCCGAGCATACCCCACACGAGATCGTTTGAGCGATTACAGACGGTCATGGAGAGTCGACCACAGTATACCCGGAAATATATGTGAGTATTACAGGGCAAGTCCTTACTCTGTACGCCGAGGTCATCCGTCGGATCCCACATAGCTATGACGGCACGGCGAGATTTGGGGTCTCTACGCAGCACTTCGACTACCCGATCAATTTGGTCGGTACCAAAGTGGTGTCTCCAGCGATGGCCGTAGGCTCCGTGTAGTGTCTCTCCGTCGTCACTATACTCAGCGATCTGCTTCGCAAACTTGGCGGGGAAGGATACATCGTTACTTCCCGATAGCATCCAGATCGCCTCCATGTAGTGGAAGAACGGGTTGGCGTCGCGGATAGGGTCGAACAGGACTCTCCGATCTGGAACGGCGTGCTCAATAAGTACTGGCGAGTCGAAGACCAACGCCAACCCGTTGCGAGTTATCGCCCAATCTGCGAAGCTGCCCTTCAACGTCTGAACTTCGTGGTAGGCTTCGTTTACATCGTTAAACGTAAGTGTTAACATATAGACTCTCCGGTAGGGGGTAGCGGGCGACCGCGAGGGGCGAAAAACGCCCCTCGAAAACGCCTGCTTATGCGATTTAAAATACGCGGGAAGGGTAGGGGTAGGGGCGAAAATTCACAGTCTTATTTCCCCGCGTAGCCGCTGCGAGGTTTTCCTTGCCCCCACTTGACTCGTTCGTACTTGTCGAACTCGCAAAGTGAATTCTGAAGATTCTGAAGGCAGAGGTCGAAGTCAATCGCCTTACTCACCTCTCTCATTTCCTTCAAGCCTTGATCCTGCGATACTGAGGCCTTGAGATCGCGCTCGTAGAGTCGGTTGAGTCCTCGGGTAGAGCCTGGGCCTAGACCCGCCCACGTCATCCAGTCCTTTGCCTCCCGTAGATGAGAGGTCTGTTTGAGATCAGCGATGATCTGGGCAGCGATGAACGGGCCGACGCAAGGATAAGTGCGAAGCTCCTTCCAGCTGTTCTCAAGACTGAGAGGGTCGAGCTGCGGAGGCTTGAAGAAGTAGGACTCCGCATTGCCGACGACGAAGGCATTCTTCCGTACTCCAGGCGGGCCGGCAGTGATCATGTACGCCCCGGTGTAGACCTTGACTCCCCGAGCTTGACGATTATCAAGCCTGCGTAGGATCTCCTCACTATCCCAGCGGTGGGGAAAGCCTAGCTCCTCCAACGTATCCGGCCAATTGATAGTTCGCCCCAAAATTATCGCGGGGACGAAGTTTCGCTGTTTCCAATAGTCAGGAGCGCGCCAGTTCTCCGCGAACCACTTGGTTACGGTATCATCTTCGCGGTTTACGTTACAGAAGCGATAAGACTGAAGGATCTTATCCTGAGTCCACGGCTTCGGCTCTCCTGCGTTCTTACGGGCAAGGATGCTTCTTCGCTCACTAACCCAGTAACTCAGGTCTTCAAGTAATTTGAGGTTTAACATAGAGTGCTTTCACGAAGTTAAATGCGTCGAGGTGGGGGACGGTTACTACCTGCCGACCATAGATCGACACGAGCTTACGCTTGAGAGCTTCGATCTTCTTGATCCGCCCCCGCGTATTGTCCTCATTCAGGGGTTTCTCATTCCCAGCAGCTAGGCGGCGAGCCTTGATCCGCTCGATACAGAGTTCAATCGGCGTATCCAGGAAGGCGAAGATATGATCCTTCCCGTATCGTTCAGACGCTTCCCCAAGCCTGCCGTAATACTCGGAGGCAAGTA